ACCAACGTGCGCCATCGAAGTCTTCGACCTCAATAAACTTGTTGAGTGTTTCGCCGTACGCTTCGGGGAGGTGCTTGAACCGGTATGCCCTGTTGGGTCGGCCGTACTTGTTCAGCCAGCGTAGGAAACTTTTCGCTTCCTGAACCTTCTCGTCTACCTGAATAGACTTCTCGACCGCCGCGGCCTCTTCCGCAGGTTCTTCGACCGGTTCCTCAGTCGCAGTTTCCCCGACCTCACCGGTCGCTTCAGCGTCAGTCACACCACCAGTCGTGAAGTCCATAATGCCCTCTTCCGTTACGAAGAACGCACCCTGAGGTGTGAACAGCATCGGCGTATCGGCCTCCTCTGCTTCCAGAAGCGGCAGGCCCATATCGGCGCGGACCTCATTCAACGACTTCGACCCGTTCTTCAGGCGAACATCGTCGGCCGCCGCCGAAGAAGCATCGTCGTTACGCACCGACGGCATAAACTTGAACTCCAACTCGCGCGGCATACCCAAGAATGTGTACGACAGGTTCGACAACATACGACCAGTCCACTCAGCCAACGGAACAAGGCCTAACACTTCCGACGTTTGCGCTTCACCGTCTTGGAAACCTGCCCCACCGAGTCCGGCCTTCGGGTTGATACCAATCTCGGAAGGCATTACGCCGAAGTGTCCACATATCTGGTTGATTAGGAAGTTATCGAACTGGTCGGTGAACTTCTGGTCGTACCCGGCTGGCTCAACAGGGTCAAGGCCGGCAGGGAGGAGGCGCGCACGTTTGCGTTGTTCCGTCTGGCCTGAGAGGTCGTCGTTGAACACGTTCTCGTAAGCGCGTAGCAGGTCAGGGTTTCCGCCGAACGTCGCGTCGGTCTTGAAGAACATTGACGGGATGACTCCGTCGGTGAACTCGGCGCGTAACCATTGCTGGCGGCGTAAGTAAAGGTCGGCGAGTGGAAGTGCGCGTTCCACCGGGCTGTAACCGTAGACGGAGGTGGTACGCCGGTTGCGGATAAGGTACGCCAACTCGTCTGACGAGAACTCGCCGTCTGCTTCGGGTGTTTCGTTAGTGGCGGAGAACTCGGAGCGTGGGAAACCGAACAGAATCTGTTGAAACGCAGAGTACGGAGGTAACGGCCGCATACCTCGGTCGTCGATAAGCGGCTTGATGGTTGAACCGTCGAGAATCTGTAGCCCGAACAGGTCGCCGCCGACAGTTTTCTGAGGCCAGACTGCCCAAGCGTCGAGTACGAGTATCTCTTCGAGAGCCATATTGAGCCAGTCGGCAAAGATAAGACCGTTCGCCGTATCCGGGTTCTTCCAGAAGTTTCGTACACGCGCAATCTCCGGGCCGTACTTCTCTTTCGCCTTCTGTTGTGCGCGTAACGCTGATAACCCAGTTTCGGACATTACTGCTTCGGTCGTGTCGTGCGAGAGAACAATATCCCAATCCAAACCAATCATCTTCTGCTTCAGAACCTCAACGCAGCGGCGGAGAACATCAATCTGGTCGCCGGCGGCCCGTAGAGTCTTGAACGGTACGAGACGTGTCTCCGTAATGTTGATGTTCTGGGCAACCTGAAACTCGAAACGTCGAGGGTCGGGTCGGCCGTCAGCACGAAGAGGGTTAATAGCACCTGGCAGGATAGGCATACCCGGCGCGAAAGGCACGTTCGCAGAGTTCGGGTCGCGCTCTAACGCTGTCGTCGCACGGCCTCCCGAAGCACCGTAACCTTGCGGCTGGGTTGCGAGGTCAGTAATCGTCGGAGCCGCTTTCACCAGTTCGGTGGCGATACGTTGAACGAAGTTGTCGATAAGACCCATAAGGCTATCCTAGAAGGTTACTTGGGTACGTTGTTGTACGCGATGCCAAGAGCGGTCGCGCCGAAAGCAATCCACAGAGTGATTTCCTGTTGTGTCGCGATACCGTAGAACACTGCGAGAGGTGCTGAGGCGACGAGGATACCGTATATCCACTTACGGACTTGAGGTGTCAGGCCGTTCACGCGGTAGGCTCGTCAATCACGATTTCGGGTTCTTCGAGTTCTGGGTCGGTGACCGGTTCGCTAGTCAGGTCGGGTTCGACACCGGCGAGAACATCGGAGAGAACGTCGATGGCGATACGAATATCGCTGATGTTCTTCTCCGCAACCTCGACGATGGATTCTTCACCGGCGGCCTGTGCGACGCGCAGGTTGATTTCGTTCTGGAAACCTTCGAGGTTCAGGTTACGGACGCGGTCAGCGAGAATCTGTTGTTGCTGTTCGTTGGGTACGTCGAATTGTGTCATTGTTTAGCCTTCCGTTATGGGTGTAGTTGGTGCGGTGAGTAATTCTTGAGCGGCTTCCGCTTTTGCTTCGAGAGCCTTCTCTTGCTGGCGATTCTTGGCGAACCATTTCGCCGGGTCGATAACTTTACCCGAACTGTTCCGGATTGCGAAGTGGAGGTGCGGCCCGGTCGACGTTGTTCCGGTGTTACCAGATTTCGCGATAAGGTCGCCGGCCTTTACGCGGTCGCCTTTCTTGACGAGCAACTTGGACAGGTGGAAGTAGTAGGAACGGTAGCCGCTCGGGTGCTTGATTGTGATACTGATACCCGACGTGTCGTTCGTCGCAGTTTCGGCGATTTCGACGACACCGTTCGCGGTAGCGTAAACTTTGTCGCCGGTGTCACAACCGTAGTCGAGGCCAGGGGTGTAAGAGCCGCGCTTCACGTGGTCGGAGTAGTCGTCGCGAATAACTTTCGTGTCGCAGGGTCGAACGAATTTGAGGAATTTCATTACTCTGGGCCTTTCTCTAAAGTTTGGTAGCAGTTCGGGCAGACGGTAGCAGACTTCGGTGCTGGCATTCCACAGTTTCCGCAGAATTGTGCGAGAGCCGCTAGACCCATCATACTTGACGCGCCTTCCATAAGGTCAGTCATGGCCCACACGAGCGCGTCTAACCGGTCGGGTGAGAAGCCGGCGTCGGCCGTGTAGTTACACATCTGGTCTTCGAGTTTCGCTAACGTGCCGACGTGGTGCGCTCGGTGTTGTTCGTAGATTGAGGCGACTGGTTCGGCGCGAATAATTTTGCCTCGCGTTGCCGTGACTTTACGGTACGAGATAGTCGGGTCTACTTGGCGGAGAAGCGATTCAATCATGTCGCCGCCGTTATTAGTTTCACCAATAATTCTGTCGGCCTTATGTTTCTTGTAAGCGTTGACCGCTACCCTTGCCCACGTGTCTGGTGATTCTCGGCAGGTGAGGTCTTCAAGGACGTAGTAATGCCCATCAGCCGTGATACCGGCGACGACTATACCTGTTTCGTCGGAGTCTTCACCTGAGGTCGTCGCTGGGTCAATGGCGACGACGATACGGACGAGTTGCGGTGATTCGGTGGCCCTATTCTCTTCGATAAGTGTGAGCGTCCAGAGTGCGCCGTCAACTTCGTCAATAATTTCGCCGTAGAGTTCTTGCCGGCCGAGGCGTGTGCCTTCGTAGCGTATCTTGAGGTCGGCGAGGGCTGAAGCGGCAAGGTTCGCGGCGTTATCGAATGTTGAGCCGCGTGTGACTACGACTGAACCATCGTCGCGGCCTGTTAGTGCGCGGATTAGTTTCGTCGGTCTAGGTGTTGTGGATATGAAGACGCGAGGGTGATTACCGAGGCGAAGGCCGAACTGTAACTGGTTCCAAGCGTCCTCATACCTGTAGGCCGCTAACTCGTCGCACCACGCGCCGTGATGTTGAGGGCCTCGAAAGCGGTCAGGCTTATCGGCGGAGAATAGTTTGATACGCGAACCGTTCGTGAGAAGTATCTCGCCGATAGACCGGTTGTAGTCTTTCAACATTTTGTAGCGGCGTAGAACTGTGAGGACACCTGATTCGCCTTCAGCGCACGTATCCCTAGCGTCACCGTATGTTGGTGCGACGATTGCCCACCGGGTGTTCGGTTGCGAGATAGCCTCCCACGCTAACCATTCAGCTGCCGTGCGCGTCTTACCAGCACCACGACCAGCGAGGTATAACCAGATATTCCAGTTACTCGTCGGCGGTAATTGTTCCTGCCTCGCTTGTTCCTGCTTCCAACGATAACGGGCTGCGCGTATCCATTTGGTCGAGTAGTCCAATGATTCGTTCGATATCGGATTCGACGTCGTGACTTCCGTCATAAGTAATCACCTCCGCCTGTATTCGGTTCGGTGCGTCGATGCCGAGAAGTTTCGCGCGCCTATCCATAATCTTCAGAACAAGTTCGGCGGCCCTCTTATCGCGCTCAATGATAGCCGGCGTCCAGTATGCGCGCTGTAACCGGTCTAGCCGGTCAAGTTCGAGGTCGCGTATCTCGTCGACCGTATCCTTCTGGACACGTATTACGACACGCTGGTAGGCCTTCTGTGCGCCTGAGGCGTTCGCGTAACCGACTGCGCGAGCGATACGTTCCCACGTTTCACCTGCCCGCCGGAGTTCAAGGACTTGGTTCTCTTTGTCGAATTGTTCGGGTGGTACGGAGCGTTTCTTTGTTCCCACTATGGTTATCCTCCGTTTCAGGATAAGTTTATAGGTTCAGGGTTAGTTCGGCAACCGTTTTCGCGTCGTGTTGTTCGAGTATTCGGGTTACTGCGCCTATGTTGTGCGTTGGTGGGTTAGTGACGAGTTCGGCGAGTTCTTCGGCAGTTTCGGCGTGTCCGGCTATTGCTGGGAGTATTTCGTCGTAGGTCGGGTTGCCGGTTAGCCAGTGAGTGTGGGTGATTAGCGGTGTTTCGGCGTCGAAGGCTTCGAGGAATGAGTATTGTGTTCCGCCGCCATCGCCTTTGATTACGGATAGGTCGATTACTTGGGTTGCTTCCCGTGCGAGTTCGACCGGGTAGAAGACTGGTTCTTTCGGTGACCACGGGCCGGCATAGTTTCGTTTCCAGTCTGCGTCTACGGTGCGTAGTTTCTGGTATTCGTAGATTGTGTTGAGTGTTCCGTAGATTGTGATTTGGTTATCCGCCGGTAGTAGTAGGTTGGCGGCGATGATGGTGTGGGTTCTCTTATCCCAGTCGATTCGGGAGAGTGCGATTGCGCCGCTCGTTTTGGTTGGTGTGTTGTGTGGTGCGCGTTGGTATGGGTGCGGTGTGTACCGGTTGGGTATGTTTTGTTCGGTTAGTTTGGCGGAGATGATTGGTCGGATTGTGATTATGTCTGCGCCGGTTATGTTGGTGCGGAATGCTGGGTCGAGTTCTGTTGGGTCGTGTATGACGAGTGACGCACCTAGTTCGGTTAGTCGGGTAGCGTCTTCCCTGTATTTTTTGCCGACGGCTGTGATGATTGTGGGGAAGTTGGTGGTGAAGTGTTGTATGTCGGCCGTGCTTGTGTTCCAGTATTCAAGGCCGCGTGAGAACGGTCGCCCGGTCTTCTCTGTACGTTTCGTACATTTTAGGATGACTGGCGTGTAGCCAGCTTCGATTAGTCCGAGTGCGAGGTGGCCTGTGTAGGTTATCCAGCCGCCCGTTGTTGGGTCTGCGAGGACTACGAGGCCGACGAGTCGGGTCACTTGCCGCTTACTTTGTTACCGATATCGTTGCCTTCGGTAATGTCGCGCGCCATACCGTCTTCACGGGCCGTACGCGATTCTTTACCTTTGGCAGTTTCGACGGCGAATGTGAAGCAGTCTTTCATTCCTCGTAGCGCGTAGTAGACGACGGAGTAACGGTATGCGTCGTCCTTCTTCGGTGTCATAGGTGTAACACCGTGTAGGTACTTGTAGCCGGGGAAGAACGATACCCAACCGTCACGGGCCGAGTATACGAAGTCGTATTCGGGGAAGTGTAGGTAGCCGCCACCCATCGACCGGCGGATAGTGGGCATCGCCGACCATGTGGCGAAGTTGAAACCGTCGCGGTGATACGGAAGGGTAGACGATTTGTTGACGACACCGGAAGTCCACATCGCGTCGTCGGTCATACGCCATTCGTTCGCAAGGCCAGCGTTGTCGAGGTTGTTTGCGTCGCGTTCGTATAGGTCGGGTGCGAACTCTTGGAACATCTTTCCGAATTTCTCGGCGAACGCTACGAGTACCGCGTGTTCTTCGGGTGCGTCTTGCGCGAGCATTGTGGGCCGGCAGGATTCGCGGCGTTGGAAGATTTTGCGTGGTGCCATACCGAACGTGCGTGATTCGTTTTCGATACCGGTCGATTGGCGTTTCGTCGTGCCGTATTTGATGTTCATTACAGCGGCGCGGAGTAGGCCGACTTCTTCTTCCATCGGGAAGCAGGCGAAGAATGGTTCTTCGGTGTCTGCGTCAATCCAGATACCGGCTTCGTGTGGCGTAACGGTTATGTCGGGAACGGTTGTGCCGACGAGTTCGGTGGCTTCTTCGTATGTGATGACGCGCTTCACTCGGTTGATTGGTAGGTCAGACAGTTTCATTCGGCGCGCTTTCTCCGTAATAGGCTTCGACGAGAGAAATA